CAGTAGCCGCTCGGCCTACATGTGGATTGGCAACGGGGACGGGCAGCACATTAAGGATGAATTTGAGGCGCGAGGATTCCCCCTCGAACAGTCAGAAAATGACTCTATCCGTTATGCGATACAGCCCACACAGCGAGGCAACTTTAGCGGGATCATCCGAGCGATGGGGGTGTACCGCAATAAGCATATCCCCGAGATGTACCTGCGGGCCTCCCAGGAGCAGCGGCTAGAACTGCTGCGTGGCCTGATGGACACTGATGGTTTCGTTGCCCGCAACGGTTCTGCCGGGATCGACCTGGCGAATAAGGCGTTAGCGTACGGGTTGGCTGAGCTAGTTCGCACTATGGGTGTGAAGGTCAATGTCCGCGAGGGCACTATGACGATTAGTGGCCGTAAAGTGTCGGGGACACGCTATCGTCTGGCATTCACTCCGACGTTTAATCCGTTCACTGAGGGCAGCCCCAAGTGGGAGGCTTTCGGAAATGAGCGTTCAGACACTTCTATTACGCGCACGACCTGCCGTACTATCGTAGACGCTGTGGAGATACCGACTGTCGATAGCCGGTGTATCTCGGTGGACAACGACATGTCACTGTACTTGGCAGGGGAAAACTTCATCCCGACCCACAACACGTTTAACGCCGCGCTGGCGACTGCGTGGTGGATTTCCACGCGGGGCGCGGAGGCCGGGGTGTTGACCACTGCGCCGACTAACCGGCAGGTCCGCGCCTTGCTGTGGTCTGAAGTGCAGCGTTTCCATGTGCGTGCTGGGCTGCCGGGGCGGATTACCCAGGATGCCCGGTGGATGTACCCCTACGGTAACACCGAGCGTATGGTTGCTGAGGGTGTTAAGCCTGCTGATGCGGGGCCGGATGAAGAAATCCACACCATGCAGGGCCTTCACCGCCCCGGTGGTGTGTTGGCGATTGGGGACGAGGCGTGCGGGCTGTCTGCGGGCATGTTTCGGGGTTTGCAGCGTATTACTACTGGTGACCATGACAAGATTCTGTTGATTGGGAACCCGACTGACCCGAACACCGAGTTTGCCCGGCTGTTTAAAGAAAAGCCGAAAGACTGGTATCTGATTACCATTTCGGCGTTTGACACCCCCCGGTTTACCGGAGAGCACGCGCCGCCTGAGGTTATTCGGGGTATGCCTAGCCCGGAGTGGGTGGAAATGCGCCGCCAGGAGTGGGGCGAGGATTCTAACCTGTGGCAGACCAACATTTTGGCGGAGTTCCCGGAAAGCGCCAGCGACGGTTTGTTCAACATGACCAACGTGGCCGCAGCGATGTCGAACGTCGAGATTACAAGGTCGGAGACCGCTGCCCCGGTGATGGGGGTGGACGTGGCGCGGTTTGGTGGGGACCAGAACGTGATTTATGTCCGGTACGGCGACTTCGTGGAGAAGCTGGACGAGTGGGGCGGGCTGGATACCGTAGAGACGGCGCAGCGGATCGCCAATCATGCCATGAAAATTGGCTGTAAGAACTTGCGGGTTGACGCTATTGGTGTCGGGGCCGGTGTGGTGGACAACCTGGTGCGGCTGCTGCCGGACGCCGCTATTTACGAGATGGTGGGTAACGCGGCCAGCCCAAACAACTTGAAATGGTATAACGCGCGCGCCTACTGGTATGACACGTTGCGGGAACGTATTAATGGCGGGGAGCTACGGGTGCCGGACAGTGAACGGCTGACCGAAGAGTTCCGGGCAATCAGGTATGAGTTCCGCAACACGGCAATGTTGATTGAGTCGAAAGACGAGATGCGTAAGCGCGGGGTGACTTCACCTGACAACCTGGATGCCCTCGTATATGCGTGCGCTAAAATAGATAACGCTGGAATAGAAGAGGACCGGATCATTACTGAGGACGATATTCTCAGTGAGTACGATTTCGATCTGTATGATGGTATACAAGAGCCTTGGATGATTGCCCCGTGGTAATGCTTAGGAGTTTATATGGCGCTGCTCGATAGGTTGACACGTTCCCCGCTTCGGGGGATGTTAACCAGCATGGCTGGCGAGGTCGCGGATATGCGCGAGCAGTTGGAGGATTTGGCGGAAAGCGCACCGCAGGCGGGGGCCGGTTTAGCGGCGCTCCGTCAGGAGGATGTTGGCTGGCGTAACATCCTGGGCGGGCTCAACGATACCGACGAGATGGACGTGCAGGTTCTTAAGGACCATGCGGTACAGGCTCGTGCGTTACGGGCGATGAACCCTATTGTGAAGCGCGGAATTGTGGTGCGCAACGCCTATATTTGGCAGCAAGATATTATTTACCCAGAAGCTGCGCAGAGTATTGTCAACGACCCGATTAATGAGGCCGAGTTTTTTGGGCAGGAGGCCCGAGAAGAGTTAGAGGCGGCTTACGCTACTGAGGGGCAATACTTCATTCTCGCGGACCCCCGAAAGCGGCAGGTGCGGCGTATCCCGTTTAGTGAGATCACCGGGATAGTTACTAACCCGGAGCACCGCAGTGAGATTTGGTATTACCGGCGTACCTATACCCGCACGGTTACTGACAATAATGGTCACGATAAGGCGACTACTGTTGAGGTGTATTACCCGTCGATTACCTACAAGGGGCCATATCGTAGCCGGATTAATGGTGTCAAGGTAGATAAGTCGAAGGCGATTGAGCATTCACGGGTAAACAGTTCGATTGGCTTCCGCTACGGGGTGCCCGACCTGCTGGGGGCAGTGTATTGGGCACGGGCCTACAAGGAGTACCTGGAAGCGTCATACACGCTGGGTAAGGCGCTGGCTAGGCTTGCGTTTAAGGTGTCTAACACCTCAAATAAGGGCGCTAAGGCGGTTGCTGCCCGGCTGGCGGGGCCGGTAGACCGTTCTGAGGCCGGTTCTACGGTAGCTTTAGGTGCCGGTCAGGACTTGCAGGCGATCAATAAGTCCGGGTCGTCGGTTGATTTTGAGGCGGGTACTCCGCTGGCCGCAATGGTGGCTGCTGCGTTGGACATTCCGCTATCGGTGGCGCTTACCGACGGGTCGGCAGGCGGGCGGCAAGGTGCAGAGGCCGCGCTGGAAGATCCGACGATTAAGACAATGAACCTGCGGCGGCAAACCCACCTGGATAGCCGTATACGCATTTTGCGGTATTTCGGGGTTACCGCTGCCCCGGTGTGGCATGAACTGGATGGTGCGCTGCTGCACCGCCGGTTGCAGTCAATTAAGTTGGCGCAGGACACCGGAATGCTGCATGACGAAGAAGTGCGTAGTGAGGTTATTCGTACGCTGAGCATTATTACTGACCGTGCTGTGGATGATATTCCAGAGCCGAAAGAGACGCCTACGGAAGTTTCGCCGGGGCCGCTAAGTGACGGAACTAATGATAGCCGGGATAATCCGGGCGGTGCGACGGACGCTTAACGTGTAATGGTTGCGTAAATAAAGATGCGTGATATTCTAATGTATGTGATATACCTGAAGGGTGTAATGTGACTATTCAAATCACAGAGGCTGCCAGCCTCACGGCGACGGAAAGCAAATCGTCTAACGGCAAGGTACGCTACCGCGCCCGGATCATTGAGGCAGGACAAGGCTCTTCTGCCTACTACCCGGCGCAGGTGTTAGAAGATTACGCCAGTGTTTTTCGTCCGGGCACCCAAGTGTATTTCGATCATCCGTCAATGACGGAAGAATATGACCGTCCCGAACGTAGCGTCCGGGATTTGGTCGGCAAGCTTGTGACCGAAGCCGAATACGATGCAGCCGCTGAAGCGCTTGAAGCTGATGTTGAGTTTTATGCGTGGGCTGCGCCGGTTATCGAAGAAATGAAAGACGATATCGGTCTTTCGATCCGGGCTTTTGGCACAGCAGAAGAAGGGGAACACCCGACTCCGACGCTTACCTCGTTTGTTGAGGTGGCTAGTGTTGATGTGGTGACCCGTGCCGGTGCGGGCGGGAAACTACTGGAAATGCTGGAGTCGGCGCGGACCCCCTACCTGCCCGAAAGCACGGGCAAGACCAAAATAAAGGAGAACAGTATGACCCCAGAGCAGGAGGCGAAGCTGGATGCGCTTATTGAGGCGCAGACCAGGCTTGCTGAATCCCTGACCCCGGTCATTGAATCGCTGGCCGAAACGGCCCCGGAAGAAGTAGACCGCGACAGTGATGTAGACGCGCTGGAAGCTGCGAAGCTGCTGGCTGCATCCGAGCTTAGTGAAGCCGGACAGGAAATGGCTGTTGGGCGGGTCACCGAAGGTGTGACGCTGGCTGAAGCCATTGAACAGCAGAAGGCTTACGAAGAATCTATTAAGGAATCTGCCGGTATCCACGTGGAAACCCACGAAAGCGAGAAGAAGCCGGTTAAGGTGTCCTTTGTGAAGGTGGGTGCCTAATGGCTGTTAACCAGGTTTTTAAGTATGTAGACACGCTTTCGCTGCCGGTCCCAGCGGGGACGAAGAGCGGCGATGCGGTCATCCTTAACGCCGACGAAGGCTGGGTGGGTGTTGCTGAGACTGACGCTGGCCCTGCGGCAGGTACCCCGGTTACCGGGGACACCGAGTATGCGGGCGGCAACATTAACAGCTACGCCTCCGTCACCCTTAAGGGCGCGTACCGGCTGGACGTGACTGGTGCGCTGGACCCCGCTGACCCGGTGTACATCACCTCGTCTGGCGCGCTGACCGCGACCAAGGGGACCAATGTTCGGTTCGGTTTCTCGCTGACCACTAAGGGTGCTGGCGCAGGCCCGGCCACCGTGCTGATTGCTGGTGCCCCGGCTGCCGTGGACGCGGGCTAAAAGGAGACATATAGATGACTACGGTAATTACTAATGTTGACCAGTTCCGCGAGCTGCTGGAAGGCGCGCTTAACGGTAAGCCCAAGGATCAGGCGGCGCTGAAGGAAGCGATCACCACCTCCGACCTGGGTGGCTTGCTGCGGGCTACGGTTAACGCCGAAATGGAAGAGCAGTACCCGACGCTGGAGCCTGTGTGGCGGGAGTTTGCTTCGGCTGAGTCCCTGTCGGATTTCCGTCCGGCGGCGCTGTATGAGCTGATCCCCGACTCCGAGGATATGCTGCGTGAGATCGGCGGCGAGACTGTCCCCGGCGGACTGCCCCGCGTCCCGGAGCTGACTCCGTATCCGACGATTGGCTTCACCCAGGGCGAGAAGTGGTTCCAGACCGTTAAGCGCGGTGTGCGGGTTCACTTTAGCTTTGAGGCGTTTGTCAACGACGAGTGGGGCCAGATTGCCCGACTGCCTGCCGAAATGCTGCGGTTGGCGGCGGAGACTGAAGATGTGGTG